AATGTGAAAAACTCAAATAAACCATCTTTATATATTAAAATATATTAAGATAAATTAATTAAAGGAATTTAAGACGATGTTTCATTTCGGCATGAGTCATAACTGAACCCCCTAAATATTCTTCATCTTCATCTTCTTCATAAAGACCACGGCCTTTTAATTTGTGTTGTTTTTTACCTAATCCAAGCAATGGGGCAACTTTTAGAGCTGTATTAACACCGTCTTTGACACCATCAACGATTTGATTTTTATGATCCCACACGTAATTTGCACCGGATTTAATTCCATCCCACATATTTTTGAAAATGTTTCCGCCAATTAAGTTCGAGTTAACTAATACAACAGTGTTTTGACGTCTAACTTCTTGGACTTGTGCTTCAGTTAATAAGCCTTTAGAAGCCATACATAAATTGTCCGCAATATTATAGACAATATCATTGACTGGGATGACATATAAAGAAGGTGTGACATTCGCAGAAGATAAATTGATACCTGTTACAGTAACACTTAATGAGGTATTAAATGCGCACCCTATTGAATATTTAGACCAGTCAAGAGATAATTTAGAACCATCGATACGTAAAACAGTGCCATATAATCCCATATTTACATATAAATCCGCATCATTGAGATATTGAGTATAACCTGATTCAGTGAATGTCTTTACAAACCCTTCAGCCCCAGATAATTCTTTATAGACTTCATACGCATTAGATAACGAAGCAAATTGTGAGGCAGTACCACCATATGAAACTTGTATACCTGTAATTTGGAACCCGGGCGCATCGCTGGAGGTCAGTGTTCTTGCATTTCCTGGGGCCATCATACATATATAGATTGCTCGAGGAACGTGGCTTAAATTAATTGTTTGGCCTTGTATAGTGACTGATGATGGGGCGCCAGTTGCGGGCAATGCATTACATACAGAACCTTGTTGAACTGACATATTATCATAACTAAATCCTTGATACCAAGTTGATTTTGGTATAACAGTATCGTCTGGTAAAGTAGTTAATTTATAATATAACGTTGGAATTGCTGGGCCGAATGTCCATTGAACGGGGGCATATGTTAACGCGCCTTGATTTACATAACGAAGCATACGCGCGACAACATTACCGACAAAAGTACGAGTGATTTGAAGAGATGTTAAACCAGTCCAATTTGTTTCATCTTCAGCACATAAGGCGGTTACACCGCAGAATAATGGTTCTCTAATGGTCATTGAGACGATTCTTTGTATATTCGTAGCACCTGCACCAATCGCAGTATTATCAATTGCCCATTGAACAGATCCAAAACGGGAATCAATACCATATGTTGAATTAAAATAGTTATTATATGTTGATTGCATAGAGCCGATTTGATGGGCATAAGCTGAATTAGCAGTACCAGAAAATGGCAAGTTGTCAGTAAAACTATCTAATTGAGAAGCAGACACAAGATCACGACCGTTTAATTCTGGAGTTTTATTAAATGAATAAAGTAAACTCGCTATGTCTGGATTGGACATTTTAAAGGGTGTACCATTTAGTGAAACGGTGAGTGTATTAGTTGCCTGAGTTAGAGGCATAAACGTGCTAGTTAATGAGCCTTGTGGAAATGGAAAAATTGCTCCAGCTGTTGCATTTGAAAAACTGAATATAAAATTGACGGTAACTTCTTCAGTCAAATAATTAGAAACAAATTGATTTAATTGAGGTTGTACAAGATATTCCGTTGATGTGGTAGATGTGTTTTGTGAAGAAGGAAGATGTTTATAATCAATCGATTTGACACCTTTAACTAATTGATAAGTTGGTTTATTATGATTCGAATCGACTATTTGATATTTTTTATCAATAGCGTTAACAAATTTAATTTCTCCGATTGCTGACATATGTATATTATACTATTAGATAATTTTTATATCAAAAATATTTCTATATCTTATAATTTAATTTTTATAGTATTTTTATTTATGCGACGTTTCAAACAAAATTTTATATTTGCTATTCCATTCGATGATATGTATATAGGAATAAAAGAACCATCTATATTTAATATATGAAAATCTAATTGAATATCGTTTAGTGGTGCAGTTGCTAAAATATTTATTGGTCTGTCTAACGTCTGAGCCTCAAATTGAATTGTCGAATTATTAATTGAGGCACTTTGAGAATTAAAAACAAAATCCAATGATTTCAATATACAACTAGTTTGAGGATTTACATTATTAGATGCTGTAGCTTGGAATACTTGTTTTTGAATAACAGAAAGTGAGCCATCACAAGTCACAATCAATGAATGAATATCTAATAAGTTTTGAATGGTTCCAAATTCGGCGGTATAAGTCCAAATATTATTAGATCCTTTATTGACAACAAAATTATTTTTAACAAATTCGAATGACATACCTCGATATGGTACTTCATTTATGATATCGGTATTTTTCAAGAATATCCATCTGAAACCATCTAGATAACGTTCTAAAAAAGAATTTGCATAAAAATTAATATTTGAAGTTTTCAGTTGATCTGACATGTATAGATTATATAAAGAGCTATTTGGATTGTAAGCGAATTGAAAAGTTTTATCTGATATTGTTGGCTGATATGTGTTTAAACCCGTTAAAATAGCTGTATTAATGAAATCTAAGACTTGTTGAATTGAATGGATATTAAAGTAACCTAATGGATAATTTGCAGTATTCGCCCCGGTTCCTTGTACATTAGGGTTAGGGTATAATGAGGGGTCATCATTTTCACTTAAATATTGTAAAAATACAGCAACGCCTTTATATGTGTTATTATTTAATGGATTAGCATCAATACCACTAATTAATAAATTGTTATTCGCAGTTAGATTAAAGTTATATCCAGTATTATCATATAAAGTTATCGACCAATTTAATTTATTTGTGGCGAAATTTGAAGCGTCCCATTTGATATTTTTATAAACATTACAATAAGGTAATTCACCGCTTGATAATGTAATTGAATTGATGTAAATATTGTACATACTTAAATCATCAATAAGTGTATTAAATTGTTGTCTAATTTGACAAGGAATTGAAGAGCTATTCGTTTGATTGTTATTATTTACGAACATGTTGATATATAGAGTTTCGGTTGTTTCATCCATAGTAATATTATAATATTATTATAGATAATTATTTTTTATATAATCTTTCATACAATAAACATATTAAATAATCAGGTTCAAATTGTGTACTTCTAAGAAGTCTTTGAAATTCGTGTTCATCTATAAAGGGATACTTTCCTTTTACACAACAATATTTTCCACAAGTATTTATATTTTTTTTAATTTTCTGCAATCGATAATTATTATAGTGTACTTCTTGCGGTTGTTCGTATAATAACCTCAATAAATAACCCCTTTCTTGATCTGAATATTTTCTAAATTCAGGTGATATAACTGATATTTCGTTTTCTGGAGAGTAACCATAAGAATCAAAAAATAATATATATGGCTTTTTCTTTTTTGTATCATAACATTGTTGTAATAATGTCCAATGTCCTGAATTTATTGCAGATATTTCAAATAAAATGATACATCTCATATGAGGTTCTAATAGATCGTCAATTGATTGCATGTCTTTCAAATCTGAATATTTAACTATTTTTATTTTACCCTTAAAAAAATTCCTTATATCATCGTCGCTCAAAGATTGTTTTATAAGATCCATATATAATATAATTAGATATATTTTTTTAATAGTTTTTGAGTGATTTTTCTTATTTTAGCTTCCGAAACAAGATTATTAGATTTCTTATACTTACCTGATGCGGTTAGTTTTTGTAAGCCTTGCTTATGTACTTTGAGATAATGAAGAACACCTCTAATTATAGCATTGTAGTCAGATTTGTCAACATTGTTATGATCAATCCCGTCAGAATTCAATGAATAATTCAATTGTTCAATAATTAGTGATTTGTCAACAGTGCCATCACTCTTAATAATACTATCTATGTCATCTTCTAATGCGAACGCTACCCGCTGGCTCAATTGTTTAATATCGTCGTTTGTTAAATTTATTTGTTGTTGTACTGGTGATGGTTGTTGAGTTTGTTTATAATTATCATCAATGCGTTTAAGTTGGTCATCTACATCTTGATTAAGTTGTGAATAATCAGCTAATTGAAATTTTGATTTTGGTTGTTGATCTGGTGGAGTATATGTAAGCCTATTTCTTTCTAAAATTCTCTCTTGTATTTGCTCAGTCAAATCATCAATATCTTCATCATCATTAAAATATCCAGACAATTTATTCTTTTTGATCATTTTTTTAACATATTTTCTTAATTCATTCGGGTCAACACTTCGATCACTCATTAATTGAATAAAATCGGTGTCATTAGATATTTCATTAGCAAGTGAAGCCTTTTCAATGTCAATATTACGAGCATCATCCAAACCTCTGATATGTTTAATAATTTTATCGATGTATTGATTTAATGCCTCATTAGAAAGATTCAAATTATTTCTCATGAGAATGAACCATATTACTTTTTTGGCCTCTTCATTTTGTCCAGTATGGATATAATGATAAATGTTTTCATTCTGTGTAATTTCAGGAATGAGCTCTAATAATTTTTGTTGAGCCTTTTCCATTTCTTCAAGATCTTTTTTATATTTACCATAATATTCTGAAACTAATTTTTTACGTCTCTTTTCGTTTTCTGTTGGATTAGTACTAAATTTAATATTTTCTTCTTTAAAGACCGAAGCGGCGCTTCTTTGGAATTCTTTCCACATTGGTTTTCTCGTATCCATGCCATCAATTATTTTATTCAATACTTGCTTGTCATTTGCTTGAAGTTGTTTTAAAAATACATCTTCGTTCATGAATGAATCTTGTAAATTATCAGGTGCATTATATTCTTCTTCCTCATCCATTAATCTCTTTTGTTCATCTTTATTAGCTTGGATAATCTTTTTAAGAATGTTTCTTAGTTCAATTTTGCGATTACCTTTATTCATCAAAGCAAGTCTCGCATTATTGTTTTTATTTAATTCATCCAAAATATCACCATTGATTTGAGCCAAATGAATAAATCGATTTTTTATCTCTGTTAATGGTTCAATGTATTTTGGTAATAAATCTGTATTTTCAGCATCAATATTATGACGTTTGAGACTTTGAATTATTCTATCAACTTCTACCCAATACTTTTTAGCGTCTTTGATAAATTGCACTTTGCCTTTACGTGTACTAATATCAATACTTTCAAAATGATTCAAAATTTCATCAAATCTTTTTATTTCTTTATCAAATAGAGTATCAAGATCATACATTTCTGTATATTGTTTTAATGCTGAATCAATTTCATCAATCATTTTTCTATATGTTCGATACTCTCCTGATTCTATTTCAGATTCAAATTCATCATCGTTTTCACGAGCATATTTCAAGATGTCTTTTAATTGTTTTGATATATTTTCAAAGTGTTTTTTACTAATAAGTTCATATGATTCAGAACCTTCATCAATAATTGGATTTACAATAAAAGTAATAGCATTAGATACTTTTTCATTGAATTTATCGAACACATCATAAAAGTGCTTTTCATTAGCTTTTTTAACAATTGTGCGAGTACCTAATATTTTAGCAGATCTTTCAATAATGTCATCATATAATCTATCAATAACATCATCGTTAAGTTTTAAATTAGCTTGAGGGAATAATTCATTAAATCGATTAAGATTTTTGTTAAAAGCTAATCGACTATATCTATTATTTTTTCTAATAAAATCTAATTCACCATTAATAAATTGCTTTTCATAATCAATTGAAGTATTACGTAATCCAACCTCAGGAGTGAAATTGAGACCCTTAGGTTGTTTTATCTTCTTTGGTTTCAATAGTTTACTTAAAGTTTTATTTAATGGAACGATTTTTTTAGATTGAGATTTAACCTTTTTTGATTTCGGCATATTATTATAATATAGTAATATAAAATATTTTCTTATTATATATTATATATGCAAGATTTACAAAGAGAAATTGAAAACATTGTAAAAGATGAACTTAAAAGAAAGTTACATGGTGGATCATTATATTACGGTAAAGCACATGAAAACAGAAATCTTTTAGGTGGGCTTATGCTCGCTGATGGTAAAAAAATGGGTGGTCTTATGCTCGCTGATGGCAAGAAAGCAAAAAAACGAGGTGGTCTTATGCTCGCTGATGGGAAAGTTGGAGATGGTGGTAAAGCATTGGAACAATATAGAAAACGATTAGAAAAAATACGTAAACAACACCCAGAAAAATCTTACAGAGAATGTCAACAGCTAGCCAAAAAATAATAATATAATTATATGTATATTGAAAAATTTACAGAAAAAAATATAATAATAATATAAACTCCAGTCTGTAAAATGTTTTTTTTTCAAAATTATTATCTCTATATAATAATATATGGATAATTACGTATTTAGTTTTGATGACAATGATGATTCTTTGTTAATTTCGCAAATCATCAATGGAAAGTATAAAGGTAAAAATATATTTTTATCAAATGACGGCCAACAAGCAAGTGATTTATTAAAAGACAAAATTGAATCATTATTAGAATACATTAATGAAAAGCGATTACGAATAAGCCAAGTAAAGGTTGACGCATTAATTGATGCCGTGAAAAATGAAGAATCTCCTTATGAAGATAAAGTTTTAAAAGAAATCTACACAAACTTTATGAGAGAATTGAAAAAGAATAATGAGGTTAAGTTGGATGATTCAGAAATGCAAGCAATGCCATCAGAATATAAAGAAGGTGAACGCGATTGCATTTATATTTGCGGTTGCTCTGGCAGTGGAAAAAGTACATGGATTTCACAATATGCATTATCATTTAATAAAATGTTTCCAAAAGCACCAATATTTTTTATTTCAGCTAAAAACATGAAGGATGATAAGGCATACAGTAAAGTGAAAAATATAAAACAATTATCATTGGAAATAGATCAATTGGAAGAAATTACAATTGATGGTAAGGCATATGATTATTTTGTTGGTAAAGAATTAAGTTTAGTCATTTTCGATGATGCAGAAGCATTAAACAAAGAACAACAAAAATATGTTGATTTAATATTAGAATCCATTTTACAAATAGGAAGAAGCAAAAATATTTATTGTATTGTTTCTAGACACGTTTTAAATAACGGGATCAAAACAAAAGTTATTTTTAATGAATGTTCAAAAATTGTTGTATTTCCTAATGGTATATCACGATATCAATTATTATATACATTTAAAAATTATCTCGGTTTAGACAAGCATCAAATTCAAAGAATTCTCAATGTAAAATCTAGATGGGTTCTTGTACATAATCATTTACCGCGTTATGTATTATCTCAACGAGAAATCTTTTTATTGTAATACTTTCCTGCCCCCATTATACGATTGAATACATGACCTAAATTAGTCACTTTCAATGATGCATTTTCTGCGAATTTTGTTAAAAATGGAGTCATATCTTGATAGATATAACTTTTTATTGGAGTTGGTAATGGGAAGCGTTGAAGCTCAAAGAATGCTTTAAAAAGACTTAAAATGAATGTTTGACAATTATTAGATTTTGCGTTATATGTGTTAAAATCTGATCCCATTATTTCTTTTGTCTTATTAATTAGTTGGGTCAATGTGCATGGTTTAAATTTAGATAGATGTACATAAGAACTATCGGTTGAACCATAAGATTTTAATGAGTCGACCTTTTCCCAATAGATATTTGGCCGTTTTTCAGTCATCAAATAAACAGTATCATTATTTTTTTGTAATTCAAAAATTACAGACAAATGAAATACTTCATCATATGTTTTTTTATAATTATTAAATTCACCTAATGATATAGTGTTGATAATATCTTTTAATATTTTATCAACGGGTTTACGGTGTATCATTGCATTTTTAATAATATAATCTCCATATTGTCCTAATATTTTATCTGTTTGTGGGGATCCTGTATTGAAAATAATATGTCTTACTTTATCAATGGCCCTTTTCAATGTGTCACGTATACCAGAACCTTCTAATTGTAATTGTCTTCGAATTTCCATTTCAATAAGCTTTTTTAACTTTTCGTCGTTCATATATATATTAATATATATAAAAATATTTTATATCCTTATAGTATAATAATGTCAATTAGTAATTTAACAAATGCACCCTGGCTAAATATTAAATGTAATAATGTTGTTTCTCTTGGTGAAATTAATGGTATAGATATAATTTGTAATAACTTACAAGCGGATAATATGACGATCAACGAGGGCTTCGTATTATCATCCATGGACAACATTTTCCCTCAAAATGGAACACAAAACCAGGTGTTAAGCACAAATGGACAAGGTCTTCTATCATGGACATCTGTCGGAGGTGGAGGCACTGGATTGCAAGGAATTAATACAAATACACCTAACGATTTATCAATTTCAGAGGCAGGGGGTATTGCAACTATTAATTTTACTGGTAGTGGTTCAACTTTAAATGTGGTAGGTACTGCTAATCAAATAGAAGCGAACACCGTTTCAAACACATGCACTTTATCTTTACCTACACAAGTTTCAATAAATACATTAGACGCAAATTTTATTTCTGTTAATAATGTATATCAATTGCCTACAGTAGATGGCCAAGCCTCTCAAGTGCTTTCAACTAATGGATCAGGTTCATTAAGTTGGGTTAATCAATCACAAGGAACAACAAGCACTGTAACAGGAACGACTAATGAAATTACTGTAAGTGAACCAACATCAAATAATTATGTTATTAGTTTACCATCTACAGTAAATACAAATAGTATAAGTACACAAAATTTAAATATTAACAATTCTTACAATATGCCTTCCGTAGATGGTCTATCAAATCAGGTTCTTTCAACGAATGGATCAGGTATTTTATCCTGGGTTAATCAAACTGGTGGTTCTTCAGTTACTTTAACTGGTTCAAGTGGTCAGATTGTAGTAACTGAATCGAGTCCTGATAATTATATAATTGGTTTTCCACCAGTTGTTGACATGCAGAATTTGGTTACCTCAAGCTTAAACATAAATAGTGCCTACAATTTGCCAACATCAATTGGTTTAGAAAATCAGGTTTTATC